CCTCCACAGCACTCATGCCGTAGAACTCGTTAGGCAACGGCTCGAAGCTGGCGACCACGTAGGGTTTCTTACCGTGCTTCCAGTACGGGTTCTGACCCTCGTATGCCAGTTCGGAGCGGTTGATGAGCAGGGCGTAGCGCTGGTCTTCCCAATAGTGCAGGACCTCGTAGGTCAGGCCAATGCGTACACCCTTCTCGTCGGCCCAAANGCCGTCGGTAGTCTCGGGCGCGAGTCCTACGGCGCTCATGCGCTCATAACGCCCGTCCTGGATGTTGGAAACAGAATGGACCTTCTCCCAGTCAATAGGAAACACACGCCCGAGACCTGCTTCTTCGAGCACGGCCAGCTTTTGCTCAATTTGCTCTCTTGACAACCACTCCCGCTGAAAAACGAATCTGCAGGAATCAAGGTCATACCCTCTCGGATCAGGCCAAAAGTCAAAGTAATCCACGACCTGAATCTCGTTGTCGTCCCACACACGCTCCGAAATCTCCTGGTACTCTACAACGAACTCGGGCTGCGCCCCGTTGTACACCACGTCAATCGGATTGGCAAGGCGAGGGATGGGGATACGCACCGTCCGGTCCTCCACACGCCAGCCTACCGACATAATCCCGGCGGGGAAGATGAGGACGGACGTAATGAAGTCGTAAAACTTTCGCTTGATACCGTTGCGGTCCAACTGCTCGTCAACAAGAGCGGAGGCGACCTTAGCCTTCTCTGCGTTCTCGGCCATGATTTCCGGCGTAGCGCCCACAAACGGGCGAGGGATGAACTCCAGGTACGGGCGTGTAGAGAAGAACGACTTGACAATCCTCGCCCGGATAGAGTCCAGGTACTCGTAGGTCTTGGGGATGTGGAGGTTGCTACGCCCTTCAATGTGAGCCTTCTCCCGCCAGCCACGATAGAGCTTATACCACTCCAACGCTTTCGCGTCGTATTGCTTGCGCCACGACTCGGCGTAAGCGAAACGAGTGACAAGCTCTGCCGTGCGCGCCTCGCGGTTGAAGTCGGCAGGAAGGCGAAACGTCGGTTGTTCTACTTGCACCAGTGGAGAAGCCATCACTTACCACCTTTGCGCTTGTTCACACGCTCCGGCAGCTTGCGCTTGCCGGTCTTGCGCTCCCACTCGCGGACCGTCTCCCACGGGATCTCGCCCCGCTGCGCCATGGCGTAGAACTTACGGCGCTGGGCTTTTGATTTAAACGGCATGGTCGCTCTTGGCCTCCTAGCCCCTCAATAGCCCGTGATGGAACTCACCACAGGTCGTGTAAGCCTTTCCCGCCTGCGCCTGCGCTCGTACAGCTCGCGCTGGCTCACCGTCTTCGGCGGGCGGGACATGATACCGTACCGAATGGCCTCCGGGCCGTGGTCCTCGCACTCATCTGCCACATCCTCCGGGTCGTTCTCGTCGTGGACGAGAGCGGGGAGGGTGCGGATAAGTTCGTAGCAGTTGCGGAATATCTGCAGGCGGGCCGTCTTGCGAGGCTGCCCCGTCACGGGGTCAGGCTCGCTGTTCAGGTCGTCGTAGGGCTTGAGCGCCTCCCGCAACGCCCGCCAGCCTGGAACCCTGCGGTCGTCAGCCGGGACCAAACCTTTCAGTCCGGCCTGGGCCATGATCTCTGCACCGGAAATGCCCCGATCCTGACGGCGGTTCCACAGGTCGGGGGAGGCCACGGTGTAGCTGATAATCTCATCTTTTGGTGTCATGCTGAGGATGATCTCAGCAGCCTCCGTGAGCGTCAGGTTGGGTCTATAAAGCTCACGGTAGACGTAGAGCTTGCCCTCCGGCGAAACCGCCCACCAGTAACAGGCCGTGCAGTCCAGGCCGTAGTCCAAGCTACGAAACCGCTTCCACCAGCGGGGGATTTCAAAAGGCTCGACGACGTGGATGTCCTCACGCCACTCGGGGAAATACTGCCCGGCAAACACGTTCCAGTCGCCTTCGAGCAGCGCCCTGCGCTCCGCTTCGGGCAAGCTCTTCAGGCGGCGGATGTAGTCCGGGTCGTTCTTGAGCAGGTAGGGGTTGTCCTGAACCCTGGCCGGAATGAAAGCGTACCGGACTCCCGTCTCGTCCTCCCAAACGATGTCCCGCAGGCCCTTGTCCACGAACATTTCCTTGACCCAAAGGTGGCCGATGTTCCCTGGGTTGCTTGCGGCCCTGGCCCTCGGCCACGCACCGGGGACCGTGGAGCGAAGACGGGAGCCGACCAGGTACGTCCACATGTACTTTGTGAAGTGGGTTAGCTCGTCAAAGCCGATGAAGCCGTACTCAGACGACTGGTACTTGTGGACGTCGGACTCTCGCTCACAGTACCCAAACTCCAACACAGAACCGTTCTTGAAGTACCACGCCTTCTCGCTGGCTCTCCACTCGCAAACGCTGCGAGGGAACTTCTCCAAGCTTCGCTGGATCAGAGACCGATTCAGCTCCGGGAACGTGCGGCGCAAAAGCAAAGCCCTGTTGCCGGGAGTCTCCACGCATTGGATGAAGGCCTCCCACAACAAGGCTTCGGACTTGCCGCCGCCAGCAGCCCCGCCGTACAACACCACATCGGCAGGGCAGGAGTGGAACACCCGCTGGCGTTCCGTGGGCACGTATACGGTTGAGAGGTCAAACTCCCGCACCCGTATCATTCGAGCCTCTGCGGCCTCGGCACNCCGCCCAGGTTGATGGTGAACTCAATCGGAGCGCCGCCCTTGCCGGTAATCTCCTGGCGGTCGTTGTAGCGATCACCGCGCCGGGCCTTGAGAACGCGCTCAATCATCCTCTGATCGCCATTGAGGTAGCCCAGCATGAGCGCCGTCTCTTCCACAAGGTCCGTACAGGCTTCGTGGGCGAGCTGCTCCATCTCAACGAACTCCTTGTGCTTGCGCCATTCGTTGCGGACCTTCCACACAGACACACGGGCGCTGTCCGCCGCGCCGCTCTCGGTGCCCTTCCAGGACAAAGCCTTGAGGTAGACGATCATCTTCTCCCGCTCTGGGTGGCCTCGCATGAAGTCGTCGGGCACGATAAAGCGGTCGCTGAACACACGGGCCTTGTCAATGGCCTCTTTGAGGATGTTTGCTAGCAGCATCTGCGGCGGTTCAGCCAACGCTATCACCCAAAACAAAAGACCAGGCGCACATGCCTGGCCGTTATAGACAATGCGGCTTAAGTATATACTAGCATGTAAACCCTGCCGTGTCAACACTAATGCGATAACGGCGCGGCTTAGAAGCCGATCGGGTAGCGGGTAATTCTGAAAGGTTTTGCCGTTTTGCGCACGCGCCTGTTGCGGGAGCCGGAGGACTTCTTGCTACGGTTGCGCCTGCGAATATCCTCGCTGTAGGCTTGGCTGATACCGACGAACACATCCGAGGGAAGCTCACTGGTCGAAAAATGGCGCGCCCGCCAGTTGTAGAACCTGTCCTCCTCCGGCACATCCGCCCACGGGCCTGGGCCGTACTTGGACAGCATGTATGCTCGGTAGAGCTTATAGATATACACATGGCTATACGATCGCTTCAACGGCCTTGACCTCCTCNTATCTCTGTCACCTTCGCTCGCGCATATCATTCCGTCCTCCTCGCCAGCGCCAGCCATACCTTCGGCTGAAGCACCTTCACGTATGTGCCCTTCATGCCCATGTTGCGGGTTTCGACGACGCCGATCATCGCCAGCTTCCGCAAGGCGATGGTGGCTGTGGATCGGCTGTACCCAACACGGTCCGCTATGCTGCTCAACACCACAGGGCCGCCGTTGGGGTACAACTTAGCAAGTGCGGCGATAACCTCTCGCTCACTGTACGACAGGTTGCTGTCAATCAGCTTCATCACGTTCATTGTCAAAGCTCCCCTCCTGAGCTTGTTACTTGATTACCTCATGGCAGTCGATGCAGCGCGGCTCGTAGCCCGCATGGGCACGCTCACGATGCGGCCCCTGCGCGCTGGGCGCCTACTCGGAAACCACACCCACCGTTTCTCAACGAAGAAGTGGATATCACAACCTACAGCTACCACTCTTCCTCCTCTACAACCGGAACGATGGGGTCTTCGTCGGTTTTGAGACCAATCAGTTTAAGGCCGCTGGCTTCGCCCCAGGGGGACAGCCAAAGAGGCGTGTCGAGATCCATCACATATTCACCGCCCTTATACCCCTCAAAGGCTTTCCCGACGGCAGATTGACACTCTTGAAGCAAATCCGATACAGTTCTCCCGTTGGCATCAGGCTCAAAAGCAAGGTCGCTGTAGTAGCCTCGGTAACTGTCTAAAGCACCCAAACCAACGACCTTCCGATTGGGATCTAGGGCAGAAAGGACATCGATGATTTCCCCGAGCGTCATTTGGGTCTCAGAGCGGTTCCTTCGCTCGATTTTGTTCATCAGATCGATGATTTGCTGGAGGGTCACACCTCGTCACTCCCTCTCTGTATATCCGGCCTCGCGCATGGGCAGGGCTATGATGGCAGGCTCGCGCCCTCGGTCCCGTTGAACAGCGTGCGTTGCTGTGGCTTTCGCTCCGGCCCAACCGTCAATCGCATGATGGCCCGCCCGATCGCCTCAGTGGACTGCCTCTGGTGGTGTCGCACAATCTGCTGGTAGCGCGGGTCCTGCAGCCACTGGCGCTGCTGGCGGCCGACCTTGGCGGAGTCCTGCTGGCACTGCACAATGGCGTGCCACTCTGCTCCGGCCCTGACGGCGTTGGCAATAGCCTCGTTGATGACGTCCTGCAGTGTCATACAGCGCTCACCTCCGGCCTCCCCGGCACCTCGTGGCACTCGATACACCTGGGCTCGTACATGTCGTCTCCGCCGGGCAGAATGACGGGGCTGTCCCACGGGGCAGGCTTGCCGTCAATCAGCCGCTGGGTACGGGTCGCCATCTCGCCGCACTTGGCACATACGGCCTTCAGCATGGTCACCGATTCCGCCGCCGCCATCAGATAGTCCACAGAAGGCCACGGTTCGCCGCGGAAGTCTCTATCGAGCCCGGCGACGATCACCCGAAACCGCGCAGGCAACGACGCCACGATCCGCCGAGCATCCTCGATGTCGAAAAAGTGCGCCTCGTCAATGATGATGACAGAACCCCCCTTTGCGTCCTTCGCAGCTTGGATGATGTCCTCGGCCGACCCGACGGGAGTAGCCCTGACGACTGCCCCAGTACGACTCATCAGCCGTTTGCCATGCACTCGGGCAGCCAGTTTGTGCGTGAACACCAGAGTTTTGATGCGGTTCGCCCTGAACCTGCGCACCGACTCGATCAAGTCCAGCGTTTTGCCGCTCCTCATCGGCCCACATATGACGTGGAGGCTCACTGGTCGCCACCTCCCGCCTCGGACAGCACCCGCCGCACCATCTTATCAGCGAAGTAGTAGGCATTTGATGCGCTCTTGTAATAGAGATCGTCAGTCTCCAGCCAATCCTTGGCGAAGAGGTGAGCCCGCTGGCGCAGTTCCTGGACCAGCCTCTCCATCTCAGATCGCAAAAACTCGTACCGCTGCTTCCACCGCTCGGCCTCGGCGCGGGCGGCGTCAAGCTCTTGCTCCAGCGCCTCGATGCAGTCCAGCAGCGCCAGAGCGGTATCAATAATGCGCCACTCATACGTACCCAGCGTGATCTCCGCGACGATGCGACGCAACTCCTGCAAGCGGTCAGATGTCAAGTCAGCCATTACGCCTCACCCCGCGCCTTGGCGAGTACAGCCTTGGCCCGCTCGTATTCGGGCCAGTAGTAAATCTCGCCAACCGCGTTCTCAATGGAGGGCAGCAGAGCCTCCAACGCCTCCACCATCTCCTGCACCACGCCCGACTCCAGAGCCTCGGTTGGTATGCCCTCGCAGGCGTTGACGCAGGCGACGATGCGGCGAGCGTCCCGCCAGCCCCGTTCCTTCTCCACGACCCGCCACGGCCCCGGCGTATACCGCATCTGCTCTGCCATCGTCACTCCACACCCCCCGCAGTCTCCGTCGCCACCGGCAAACGCAGCACTTGCCCCACCCGCAGCCGCCCCGGGTCTACATCCGGGTTGAGCCGCTGGATCTCATGAACCATCTGCCCCGTGTGCGCCTCGGGCCAGCACGTCTTGGCGATGTGCCACAGCGTGTCGCCCGGCATGACCACCCACTCCGCGGGGCACGACCACGACACAGGCTCCGACACAGGCGCTTTCATGTAGTACAGGTGAACCATACCGTACACAGTCAGCACCGCGGTGGCGGCGTACAGCAGGGCGGACAGCGTGATGAAAATCCCCTTCAGCACGACGGCCTTCAGCGCCCGTCGCCACGGGCGGCGGCGTGGCACATCCCGGCCACGAACAGCCCGAACAGCACCCCGATGTAGAACGTCACGACGAACCAGATCCACATCGCCGCACCTCCCCCTCTGGTGGGGCCGTTTTGGTAACGCAGGGTAGGCCCCAGTCCTGCGCTAGTCGTGAAAGTCCACACGCACCGCACGCTTGATGCGGCTCACCCTGACCCTGTACCGCTTGCCGTTCAACTCCACAGGGAGATACGCACGCTCCATCGTTCCGTCGAGTACGGCAAGCACAGCGGCCTTCAGGTTGTCCCACGACTTCATTTCAGGCGTTTGCTCGTGCGGAAAGAGCTTCAATTGCTCCATCACGTACCCTCTCCTTTCGTGGAATCCTGCTGGCGTGCGAGGTTTACAAACTTTACCACTTGTTCGGCTCGCAGGGATGAGCAT